TTTATATCTTCGAATGATAACTTAGTTTCAATTACATCTTCACGTGGGAAGTCAAATGTTACATCATAACCTTCGGGTGTGCCAACATGACTTGCCGCGTCATATGAAAAATCTTCTGTCGGCGCTGACACTTCATGGATACGATCATGCTCATACAGTGCAAGAAATCCATAATGAATAATCTTTACAATATCTTTGCGGTGATCTGCGGGTTCACCCTTCTTACCATATCGACCATTGTACTTGTCAACATTACCAAGAAAGAATCCAATACCATGACCACGATCAACGATTACTTCGCTCGACTGTAATCCGCCCTGTCCATAATGACCACCATAAGTCTGGTCAATATACTTCATGAACTCAGCAATCAGTGCATCTTCTCTAAATTTATAGTTCGGCATTTTTGGTCACCTCAATTAACATGGTCTGTGCATCTGATACTTCAAAGGGATCTGTAGGACAATTATTACCGAATCCTCGCTCTTCGAACATTTTAGTAATTCTCATATCTTGAACTAGCATAGAGTATCTCCAAGAACGCTTACCGAATCCAAGATTAGACTTGTCAACTAACATTCCTAGACTCTCTGCGAAGTCTCCATTACCATCAGGCAACATCTTAACATTCTCAATACCAAGATTCTTTGCCCACTGGAACATACTAAAAGCATCGTTCACCGAGGTGCACCACACTTCATCAATACCCGCTTCCATGAACTCATTATAAAGTCCCTCATAACCCGGTAGTTGCTCATTAGAACAAGTGGGTGTGAACGCTCCTGGTAGACCAAAGATGATCACATTCTTTCCTGCAAATAAATCTTTGCTGGTCTTGTACGACCACGCGAATGGATTTGCATCGTCGCTAAAAAATGGTACTCTCATATAAAACATTGTATCTGGGACTAACATAATATAATTCCTATTAATTAATTTTTCTATCGTTTCCATCGTAATCAGTAATGAACATGTTCAGGTCATCATCGACTTCGATACTCTTTGCTTTAAATAATGTAAGCAGGGACTGCCATACGTCTGACATCCCCTCTCTTACTCCTACTGCTTTACCTACATAGTATGATACTGCCATGCAACTAATTGCTAATAATGTATGTAAAACTGGATCCATTTCTATTCTCCTAGAACATTTTGATGCCGGATAGATCCTTACCATTTGGTGTACTCATCTGAGGTACATCATTAGCAAGTGTCTGCTCCGAAGGATCAATATCATAGAGGCGCATCTTAGAACGATCAACACCAATAACGAAACGCTTCTCGACGTTCGGATCATTGTAACGATTCTTCAACTGCTTTACCATGATTTGATTGAGACTTGACAACTCTTCGTTACTAATCAATGCGAACATTAGATCAGCAGTTGCGGGTAGTCCGAATGATTCACTAGTATCTTCAAGACCGGGATCAGAGTTACCAAATCCAGATCGTGTAGTCTGTGTCGCAGACATAATAGGAACATTGAACTCTACAGCAAGACCGCGTAACTCTTCAGCGATTGCTTTAATATATGTATAAGAGTTGATTGCTCCACCCATACTCTTCATTCTCGCACTCGCACATATGTTTAAGTAGTCAATGAATATTATATCAGGAACGAACTTCTTTTTCAACTTTAATTCGTTCAACAATGCACGAAAGTGTCCGCTGTGTGCCGCACCAGTTGGATACTCTTTAATGATTAACTTACCATTAGTACCCGAAGCAACTTTATTGACCCTATCACTGAACATCTTCTGCGACATATTCTCTAACTGGTCAATAGGAACATTCAGTAAGTTAGCATCAATACGTTCTGCGATACGCTCTTCTGCCATCTCCATAGTAATGTATAGAGCATTACGTCCTTGTGATAAAGCATTTGCTGCCACGTGACACATGAACAGAGACTTACCAACACCAGTACCAGCAAGACAGATATTCAAAGTCTTATTGGGTAATCCACCCTTAGTGATAGTATTGAACTGTGACAAGTCAAACGGCAGTCGTTCTTCTTGCTCATGGTAAAAGTTATAACGACCCTCAACATCTTCGAGATAATCGTGACCTACATTGTTATCAAAACATACTGATAGTGCTTCGGTGAGAATATCAGGCAGAGCATCTTTAGTAAACGTCTGGTGTTTACCATCAATGACTGCAATCGATTCCATGATAGCGAGATATACAGCACGATCTTGGCACCACTTCTCAGTGGACTCTAACAACCAATCTTCGTTCTCAGGTGAGTGAGTGAAGATGGTTGGCAGAATATCCATCGCGTGGGTGTAAGTCTGTTCGGTGAATAAATCACATTGGTCAATTTCAATCTTGAATGATTCGATAGTAGGTAACGCATTGAACCTACTAACGAACTTAGTGACTTCAGTGAACAATAAAGAGTAAACACCTTCGAAGTACTCTTTTTTCAGATGAGGAATAACTTTACGCAAGTAAGGTTCATTCGTCAACAAGTTTCTTAATATAGTTTGTTCTAAGTCAATCTTCAATTCTATTCCTCAGAGTCAGGGTCACCCAACTGTAGTTGTCCTTCTTGTGCTGCCGTCTCTAGGATACTTTCTAGTATAGCACCAGCGTGTTCCTGTAATCCAGTGTCTTCTTCATTAATACTGGCGTCAGGTGTTGATTGTATCATAAAACTGAAGTTTAAGCAACCATCTTCTGCATTAAATTTAATATTACCGAATCTTAATACAGTTTCAACGAACGAACCAGTCGTGAGACGTACATCCCACGCTTGGTCATTCAGTGCTTCAGTACCATCAGCAGGGACCAACTCGTAGTCAGTCCCTTCTACCATAGCAGTCATTAACCCTCCTCGATCAATGCGTCAAGGTCAATCTCTGATCGCTTACCGATACAGTAGGTTGATTCAACTAAATCTTGGAAACCTTTCTGATTAAGAATGTCTGCCCAGAACTCTGCGGTGAGAGTATCTTTCTGACGAACTTTAGTATCTTCACCTGCTTTCTGATACCAACCATTAGATGGTTTAGTAACATAACCACCGCCAAGTGCAATGTCAAGTAGACCAGAATACTGCTCGATACCACCTTCCCACGTCACCGTGATAGGAATCTTAGACTGCTCTTTAACATACCGAGACTTCTCTACTTTAACAATGAAGTCATAACCCATCACTTCTGTACCCGTCTTGTTCTGGCGACGACCGATGATCCAGATGTTATCAGCACTATAATAGATGCCAGTACCACCGCCAACGATGTCTTTAGGGAACAAACCAATCTCTTTATAAGTGTGATTGATAGCAAGTAAAGGAATATTCTTCATGGTCAAGTAAGGAGTGGTCATACGGAACAGACCCTTCAATGCTTTAGCACGAGACATATCAGCAACAGATTTCTCATCAATAGCATCTTGAAGTTCTTTCTTGGACGCTAGGTTACCAATAGAATCAATAACAATAATTACTTTATCTTTCTTCTCGATACTCTCAAGTTGACCAATCAAATCAAACTTCAGTTCTTCGACATTACGAATAGGAGTATGGAGTACACGATCCACATCGATGCCGAATGCAGTGAAGTACGACTGCGGTGAACCAAACTCAGAATCATAGAACAACATGATTGCTTCAGGATCTGATTTCAGATAAGCAGAGGCAATCTTTAAAGCAAATGATGTCTTGAAGTGCTTCGATGGACCAGCAAGTACAGTCATGCCAGACACCAAACCACCATCAAGTTTACCTGATAGTGCCACATTTAACATGGGCACATCAATAGAACACATCTCTTTCTCACCGAAGAACTCGGACTTGGACAACACATTGGTGCCCTTAATCTTTGAGTTCTTTTTCAATTTATCCATAACAGACATATATTAATCCTTCAGATTTTTGTAGTTAATACATTCATCCAATAAGGGCAACTTATCAGTCGTGCTGGCGAACATACGAACATCATTCTCAAACTCTCCGCCAAAGGATCGCGCTTGCTTGTAACTAATACCAGCATCAGTACGACCACGAATGAACGTCGGAATCATTACAGAACGATCAATCAGTTCAGGCGCTTTCTCAATCATACGGCGAACGATAGATGGATTAGCACCACCGGTGTCCATAATTGCATCATGCAACTGATTAAAGTATGTTTGCTTCACTGCTTTGAAACCTGCTACTGCCAACTTAGCATACGCAACTTCGAAGATAGAACCAGTAATAACCTGCTGTGCAGAAAATACACTAGTGTGTTGAATAATCTTCATATGCTCTGGAATAACTGCTGGATCACCACCGAAATACTCTACTTCAGGAGATAGAATGTTACCAATGTCAGTATCATCACCCATAACAGGATTGTATGTAACTTTCTTTACCATAATTTCATACGATAATGCTTTAATCAGACGCTCAATAGTTTCGATATTGATGCTTGATTTGATACATACACCACTACCACAACCACGAATCAACTTGTTAGTCATGTTGATTAGGTCAGCATCATCCACTGAATCATTCTTCAATAGAGGAACCGGAGTACATAAGAATGTGATCCCTGGTTTCCAATCAATTAGATCATCGATACCCTCTAGTCCAGAAACGTGCATAGTCTCTACTGACTTAACATCAAATGCTAATTGCATTGCTTGAGCGACTGCATTGTCACCGATAACACCAATACGAATCTTCTGTTGTTCACCACCTTTCTTGTCCATCTGTCCACTTACCTCTTCGCCTTGACCTTCAGCAATCATATTTGCTTGCACTTCAGTTAGCGTCTCCATTCCGGTTATTTCTTCTCCTGGCAGTTCTACCATTTCGCCTTCGCTTATATCACTCATACATTTTTACCTTTCATTAAATTAATTATTTCTATACGCATATTCAACTGCTCGATCCGCTTCAACTTCTAGCGGTCTACTAGTATACCATTTTCCATTGTCATTGTCAAGTTGTCTGCATAAATCTGCAACTTGCTTGGCAGTGATAGGATAACCTCGCTTGATTGCCGTACCTGCTGTAGCAACCATTATTTGATACATCTTGTGATACCACCCACCCTCAGCAATCGAACCATATTCTATAGCAAGACGCTTCGGAAAGAATGGACAGTCGCGATAATCTGTCCATGAGATGTTTGTTGCAGTCATCGAATTTTTACGATGCTGTATTACTGCTTGTTGCATTTCTTCGGGCAATCTGTCCAGAAAAGAATTGCCAGTCTTTGTAACGTATGGATGTTTACTTATAAGAGCATTTGGATCAATGCTACTACCACCAGAGTGCTTGAAGAAAAAATTATTAGCGCCTGGATACACTGCAGGAATGTAATACATCCTTGCAAGATCCTTTGTCTGCGGGTCACCGATTTCTCCAATATCGGTATTGAGGGCGTACCAAAATGACTTGATTTTATCATTTGGGATAGTCTCTTCAATTCTGAAGACAAGACGGAACTTATAATAGTCGTCGCGAGAACTAGCAGTAGAATAGCACACGAAATCCAGATCACTAAATCGAGTGATAAGTTCATTCTTTAGAATGTCCAAGTCAGGAAGGAAACTATGCTTATCAACATCAACTGCACACCAACCTCCCCAATGTAAAGTATTGACGTTGCTACGTGTTGTGCCGTCTGCGAAAATGGCAGGACTGATAAGAGCGGATGAGTTTTTACCACCTTTTTCTCCATATTTAGTTGAGAGTGCTTCTAGTAATCCAACAAACTCATCCCAAGTATCAAAAGATGCCTTGCGGTGAGTCTTATTGTCGAATGCAGATTGGAATATTGTCAGTTCGTATTTCATAGTATGTATTATAACACAGTTAATTTCAGAATGCAACCATTATTTTTTAAGAGTTAATAGTCCCATTTGATTGGTCTGAGTCTTGCCTTTGAAAGTTTGGTCATAGTCGAACTCCTTTACTAGTTCATACTTGCCATGTTTGATTACAGCAGACTTTACTGGTGCTTGATCCCAGTTGTCTATCAGTAGATTAGGAATCGCTAACTCGTAGATAACTTCCATGTCATAGAGTGCCGCCGCTTCTGCATGATTACCATCAACCAGTGCAAAGTCGAATACATACTCATCGACCAATTTATCTTTAACGTCCTTTGTTCTACCTGGTACCCAAGTGAATCGATTGATGTATAACTCATTCAGAATCCCTACCATATCCCTTCTAACTTGAGGATCGGTGCAATCGCCTGGTTTACCAATACGTTCATTGTCAGGAGATACACCAACAATTCTTGCATCCTTGTATATGTCTAACTGGTAAGTAGTTGAATGACCAATATGAAAACCAATCTCTAATACAGACTTTGGTTTATAGTGTTCTTGCACAAACTCAAATGCGGCAAACACTTGCTTTGTGGGTGGCATATAACCCCAACCTATGTCGGGGAATGACAGATGATCTAATTTCATTAAAAGAACTCCTCTAGTGATGCTCTTGGTTCAGAACTCCATCCGACTGCCGCCAGAATGGGTTCAAGTGGTGAAAGAAAAGTCTTCTCATACTGTAAATTGTAATCAATCTGAGGATGGAGTCCAAGTTCTTTTGGTAAAGTAGTTGGGAATGAAATA